TTAGCTTTATTATGGTCTTGTACTGATTTCTCATAGTACTGAACGTACCGAAAAAGATGAGCAGGGTAATGAGTATAGCAAGATTGAACCTACTTTGGACAAGCGTGGTCGTAAAATCTGCGAACGTACTTGCGACATTATTGGTCTGTCTCGTGCAGTAACCAGTAAAGAAACTGGCCAGCTTGAAACAAGACTATTCCTTCGTGAAACACCTCGTTTTGTGGCTGGTAGTCGCTTTAAATATATCCCTGATAGTATTGTATTTACATATGATAATCTTGTAAACGCAATTGGTGATGCAATTGATAAAGAAGCTGCTGAGAATGGTGGCAAGTTCGTTACCAATGAGCGCAAGAATGAATATAAAGAGCATGAAGTTGATATGCCGAAGTTTGCTGATATGCGTAATGAAGCTGAACAGCTGTTTGGTGAGTTGATCCAGAAAGATGCTGGTAATAGATTAAAGATCTCTAAGATTATTGCAGAATATCTTGGAACCGGTAAGAAATTTCAGGATACAACCGAAATGGATGCTGAGAAAGTTTGGCTGATTGTTCAGGAACTTCGTGTGCTCAATAAATAATACATCAAGCGAGTGCAAGAAGCACTCGCTTGACTTTTTTCTTTTTTTATGATATAATTTATATAGAATTAAATTTGAAAGGATTTATAAAGATGTTCTTTACACCTTCACAAATCTGTGTAATTGGATTGATTATTGTCGCGGCAGTTGTATCTATATTTCAAATCAAACAAAAGCCAAAACATGCTTGGCCATGGATAATTGGATATTGGATCCTGTTGACGATTAAAAATATATTTGATTTGGTGGCGATGTTATAATGGCAACTAAGAAGCGTTTACCGCAGGTGAAATGTCCATATTGTGGTAAATACTTTTATCGTGACATGGAAGAGTTTGTTCAGATTAATAAGACTCGCTATGCTCACAAAGCTTGCTATGATCGACATAATGCTGAACTGACTCAAGAGGAAAGAGATTTAAATATTTTAACTAATTTTATTAAGAAGTTATTTCAAATTGAATCTCTGTCAGAAAAAATTAAGCGGCAAATAAAAGATTATCATGATAACAAATCATACACTTATAGCGGAATGTACAAAAGTCTGGTTTGGTTCTATGAAATTAAGAAAAATCCAGTAGAGAAAGCAAATGGCGGCATTGGTATTATCCCTTATGTATATGAAGATGCGCGGAATTATTATACAGCAATGTGGGCAGCTCAACAGCAGAATAAAGCAAAACCAATTGAGCAATGGCAACCAAATGTTGTAGAAATTCATATACCACCGCCTGTGCGCAAACCAATGAAAAGTAATAAGTTTGCATTTCTAGATGAAGACGAGGAGAGTAAGTAATGGCGTCTAAATATGTTGATACAACATCCATTGTACAAGTACTTGGATGTATTTATAATGATCCGTCAATATTGGACGCTCAAGATGCGTACTCTATTAGCGAGGATGATTTTCCAGAATCGTTTCATAAAATTATAATGGGTGCATTATTTAAACTCCATGAAAGCGGATTAACTCATTTTACTCTTGAGACGATTAATGATTATCTTGAAAATCATCCAAAATATAAAGCAGTATTTGATGTAAATCGTGGTAATGAATATTTAACTAAGATTAGTGAAGTAGCAATGCGTTCTACTTTTGATTATTATTACAAAAGAATGCGAAAGATGACTTTACTTCGTATGTATGATAATCTGGGTATGGATGTATCTTGGTTATATGACCCTGATAATGTGCTCGATTCAAAGAAGAAAGAAGCACAAGAAGAATGGTTTGATAACGTAACTCCTGCTGAAATTGCTGATAAGATTGATGAAAAGATTAATATTATTAGATCAAAATATGTAGAAAATGATGATGGAGCTGGTTCATTTGCCGCAGGTGATGGTATTGAAGAACTAATTGAATCATTTAAGACGACTCCTGATGTTGGTGTTGCATTATATGGCAGTTATATTAATACTATCACAAGAGGTGCAAGACTTGGTAAATTTTATTTGCGTTCTGCACCAACAGGTGTTGGTAAAACAAGATCAATGATTGCCGATGCTTGTTATATTAGTTGTGACTGGTTCTATGATGAACAATTTGGTTGGAGAAAGAATGGATTAACATTTCCAACATTGTTCATTGGTACAGAACAAGATAAAGCAGAAATTCAGACAATGATGTTAGCATTCTTGTCTAATGTAAATGAAGAGCATATATTAACAGGTAAATATGAAAATGATGAGGAAGAGCGTGTAAAGCGCGCGGCAAAAGTAATCAAGGGAAGTCCATTATATATTGAAGTATTGCCTGAATTTAATCTTCAGGATGTTGAAAATACAATTAGAAGAAATTTGCGTGAACGCAATATTCAATATGTATTTCATGATTATATTCATACTTCAATTAAAATCCTTGAAGAGATTAGTCGTCGCGCAGGTAAAGTAACTCTTCGTGAAGATAATATTTTGTTTCTTTTGAGTGCAAAAATTAAGGATATTTGCGTAAAAGAAAACGTGTTTATTATGAGCGCTACACAGTTAAATGGAGATTATCAAGATTCAAAAACTCCTGACCAGAATTTACTGCGTGGTGCAAAAGCAATAGCTGATAAGATTGACTATGGTTCTATTTTACTTCCTGTAAAAGAACAAGATCTTGGTAGCTTGGAAACGATTTTACAGAAGAATCCACAGTTTCCTGTACCAAAGATAAAATTATCTATATATAAAAATAGACGTGGTAGATATAAAAGTGTTATATTGTGGTGTGATGCCGATTTAGGCACTTGCCGCATTAAACCAATGTTTATGACAGATTTTCAGTATGAATGGATTGGTATTGAAGATTTTAGAGTAATTGTAAATGATTTTAGCGCATTCGAGGAGGAAGAATAATGGCTAAGAAAAAGACTGCTGTAAATGCACAGAAAACCCCTGAGATCATTGGAAAGGCAATTGCTTATTCAATGACTGAAGATGCATATAAGGGATTTCTTGAGGATTTTAAGACTCCAGATGCAGTACTTGAATATATAAATCAGACTTATGGTCTATTGGGCACTGTTACTGAAATTGTAATCGAGGGATAAAATGAAATTTGACAAGGACGAAATCAAGGAACAGCTAACTCCTGAGATGGTTGAAGAAATTGTTCGAGATTTCGGCGGTGACCCGCATAGAACTAATTTTGGTTTTATTGCGGGCACTATTTGTCATAATCATCCTGGAGAAGGGAGCCATAAACTCTATTATTATGAAAACACAAAATTGTTCAGATGCTACACAGGATGCGACTCAACCTTCGACATATTTGAACTCATATGTAAATGTTACCATGTGGCCCATCCAGATACCGAACAGCCGGGAATGTTCTATGGAGTTAAATACGTCGCAAATAAACTGGGAATTATGGGATCAATTGGTGAAGATGAAGAACAATTCGGAGGAATCCCAGATTTAACAGTTTTTGAGAAATATGATAAAGTAAAAGTAAGTTTAGAAGACCAAAAGCGGTTACAATTAAAAGAATATGATCCAACAATATTGGATAGATTGTGTTATCCTAGAATTGGTGACTGGTTGGATGAAGGAATGACACAAACAGTATTAACTAAAAATCGTATTGGCTTTTGTCCTTCAACAGATCAAATTACAATTCCTCATTATGATATAGATGGTCGTTTTATTGGATTGCGCGGTAGATATCTTGGTAAAGAACAAGCTGAATTATATGGTAAATATAGACCAATGTTTTTAAATGGTAAAATGTATAATCATCCTCTTGGATTTAATCTTTATAACCTTAACAATAGTAAGCAACAGATAAGCAAAGTTAAGAAGGCTATTGTATTTGAGGGTAAGAGACAGTCTCGCCCTAGTCTACTTTACCGCTAATCAGCGGGGTCACTTATTGTGGCTAACGGGGAAGCCTAAACTGAAAAGCATGGTAATCCCGTGGGAAACCTGTAAAACAGGAACCTGTATCGACTATCTCGTTAAAGAGAGTAAAGCTATTATTGATACATAGCTTGAAACGGTAGCAGTTAATAACTGGAAGATATAGTCAGTACCATTAGAAATAATGGATAAATATGGAAAAGTCTTGCTTGCTTTACCAATCTTATTTCGGGTTTAAAAATGATATATCTGTTGCTTGTTGCGGCAGTGCTGTAAGTTCATATCAAATGAATCTATTACAAGAATGCGGCGCGACTGAAATTATTATTGCATTTGATAGACAATTTAAAGAGCGCAATGATGATGAATTTAAACATTTGGTAAAAAATTTAAAAGCTATACATCGCAAGTATGGTAATTATGTAAATATTTCTTTTATTTTTGATAAAAATATGATAACAGATTATAAAGATAGTCCAATAGATAAAGGGCCAGAGATCTTTATGACACTGTTTAAGAATAGAGTGGTACTTTAATGGAAATTAAATTAAGACGTGGCGGAGAGGAGATGGATACAATTGAACGCATTCTGTATCTTAGAGGCACAGATGAATCATTTTTATATCCTGATCCAATATATGAAAATGATTATAAAACATTAGATAATATTGAAACCGCGGCAAGACGTTTATTGAAAGCAATAGTACGTCAAGAAAAAGTTTATATTCAAGTTGATAGCGATTGTGATGGTTATACGTCTGCGGCGTTGCTTTTAAATTATATGCATGATATTGCGCCAAGCACTGTTGAAAGGAATTGGGTATATGGATTACATAAAGCAAAGTTGCATGGAATCGATCTTGATAACATACCAGCCGGGACAAGCCTCGTATTGGCGCCTGATTCATCCAGCAATGAAAAAGATAAGCATACTTTTTTAGCAAGTAATGGAATTAGCGTTATCGTGCTTGACCACCATGAAGCAGACACCGACACCACCGGAGATTCGGCAATTATTGTTAACAATCAACTCTGCAATTATGCAAATAAGTCCTTGTCAGGCGTGGGAATTGTTTATAAAACGTTACAATGCGCGAATCGTTTGGTCGGCGGGATGGCAGTCACCAATTATCTCGATTTGGTCGCCTTAGGGCTTATCGGCGACATGATGGATATGCGAGACCCTGAAACTAATTATTATATACATGAAGGTTTAAAACATGTTAATAATCCATTTTTCGTATATCTAGCAGATAAAAACGAATATTCTATGAAAAGTCAATATAACCCTCATTCTGTTGCATGGTTTATTGTCCCATTTATCAATGCTGTTACGCGTGTTGGTTCCGATGAAGATAAAATGCTTGTATTTGAATCTATGTTGACTTGGAAAGCTGGTCAATTAATTCCAAGTGATAAACGTGGAGCAAACGGAGAAGAAGAGCTTCGAGTAGTACAGGCTGTGCGGCATGCCTCTAATATTAAGCGTCACCAAGATGATGAAAAGAAAAAACTATTAGAGCAAATGAATGATAAAATTATGTATTATCATCTTGCCGACGAACCATTAATTATCATCCAAAACAAGGGAATTGAAGATGATGATCCAATTAGGGGGATTACTGGCTTAGTCGCAAATAGCATTATGGCGACTTATAATAAACCTACCCTCATTCTTAATGAACATATTGACCAAGAGACAGGCGAAATTACTTGGAGCGGTAGTGGACGTGGTTTTTCCACTGCTGGCATTGATAGTTGGCGTGATTATATTGCTAATTCAGGATGTGCTATTTTTGCTCAAGGTCATGCTATGGCTTTCGGAGTATGTTTTGATGAACCAGGTCTTGAACGGTTTAAACAGAAAGTAAGAAAAGATTTTGGAACAACTAAATTTGAAAAAACCTATGAAGTAGATTTTGTTTGGACCATGGCTGACAATTTTGATCAAGCGATAGTAGATATTGGCCGCTATAAAGAGATTTGGGGCCAAGGTGTTCCAGAACCTATCGTAGCTTTAGAGCATATTAAAATTAAAGATCCTGTTCAAATAAATCTTTTAAGTAAAGGAACATTAAGAATTGATTTAAAACCACACCAAACATCATTAATTAAATTTGGTAGTAACATAGAAGAATATCAAGAATTACTTGATAAAACAATTACAGTTATTGGTACATGTCAAATTAATGATTGGAATGGATTAAATACTCCTCAAATTCAAGTTATTGATTATTTTTTTGAGACAGTCTCTGCATGGGATTTTTGATAATTTATTAAAATTATTATATAATATTAATGAAAACAGGATATTGAATATAAAAGAAAAGGAGGAAGTAGATCCTTGATTTTAACAAAAAAGCAAGAAGAAGGATTGAAAATTGCTGTATCCAGATATCAGAATCATGAACCATATACTGTGATAGCTGGATACGCCTAAACCGGTGTTGGTAAGAGTACTTTAATTAGATTTATTATCGCTGCATTAGATATAGATCCGCATTTTGTAACTTATATAGCTTATACTGGTAAGGCTGCGCAAGTATTGAGAAATAAAGGATGCCCGAATGCAATGACTGCGCATAGACTCCTTTATCATTCTCATCCAAGAGATGATGGTACATTTATTCATATTCCTGTTCAAAGTCTCGCGCCATATAAACTTATTATTGTTGATGAAGTTTCTATGCTTCCTAAAAAAATGTGGGATCAGCTTATATATTATGGCGTTCATATAATCGCTCTTGGTGATCCTGGACAATTGCCACCTGTAACTGCTGAAGACAATGGCGTATTAGAACATCCGCACATTTTTCTTGATGAAGTTATGCGCCAAGCTGCAGAAAGTGAAATTATTCGACTTACAATGGATATTCGTGAAGGTAAAACATTACAATATCAGATGGGTAATGAAGTTCGTGTGGTTGATAGAAATGAACTTCTTAAACCAGGATTTCTATTTTGGGGCGATCAAATTATTTGCGGCAAGAATGATACTAGACGTTGCATAAACCGTCAAATGCGTGAAAGTATTTGGAAAGAACAGTATTCATTTGAACCTATTGTTGGAGATAAGTTAATTTGTTTAAAAAATGATTGGGATAGATATAGTGCTTCAGGCGATGCAATGGTAAATGGTCTAACCGGGCATTTAAAATATATTCGTTATGCTAATGATCCTGCTGAAGTAAATCCATTTATGGAAAAGACTCCAATTATTGATTTCCAGCCAGATTTTGAAGGTGCAGCACCTTTTTTGGGTGTTGAAACGGATTATAAAATTTTTGCTGAAGGAACCACAACAATAACTCGTGGTTACAATAGCAATTGGAAAAAGATTCCAAAGCCTTATCATCCTCATGAATTTGATTATGGATATGCAATTACTTGCCATAAATCACAGGGTTCTGAATTTGATAAAGTAATTGTATTAGAAGAATTCCTCAAAAGTGAATCCAGGGAGGATCATATTAAATGGCTGTATACGGCGGCAACACGTGCTGCACAGAAATTAATCATAGTCAAAAACTTTCACATTTAAATATATTAAGTGTAGATTTTGACTGGATTATGGGACCAAGTATTAATATGTATAATAATCTAGTATCAGAAAATGGTATTGATATTTGGCATATGTTTAAACAAAATTCACCGGGATGTATATTTTTACCAGATTTACAAAAATATTCTTTATTGTGCACATATCTTGGAGACAATGTAGACCATTTAACCCCTGATGATTTTTATGCATGTGATAGTCATAGCGAGATGGTAACAAAAGTTAAAGAATGGATACCAGAAGGTACTACATTTAATATTTGTAATATTGATCATCACCATGACACAGGCTATAATAATGATAGAGATTGTGAATGGGATTCTATCACTAACAATCCAGGATGCGGCAATTGGGTTAGTGTATTAAAACGTCAATATGGTGAAAACTTTATGTCATATGTTTGGTTAGCTAATGCGAATTCAGATATGACGTTTTTAAATAATGTAACTAGCAAATTTAGTATTTATCATTCAACAACAGATATTTATGAATTAAGCGCTTTACATTTTGATAAAGTATTTCTATGTTGTTCATCACAATGGATTCCACCAGATTATAGACATTTATTTGAATCATTGAAATTTTTACTTGAAAAGATTATAAATAAATGATATAATATAAAAAAGAATGAAGAAAGAGGATTGTTAGTATGGCGTTTTTTAATGATCACAACCACACCATGTATAGCAATCTTAGACTGATTGATTGTATTAATAAACCGAAAGATTTAATCGACCGAGCAATTAAACTCGGTCTTTCTGGCTTGGCAATTACAGATCATGAAGCGCTATGCTGTCATATTGAAGTAAATCAGTATGCAAAGAAAATTAAAGAGCAGTATCCTGATTTTAAGATTGCATTAGGTAATGAAATTTACCTGACAGAAACAAGAGATTCTAAACAAAATTATTATCATTTTATTCTGATCGCAAAAGATGCATTGGGCCATAAGGCTTTGCGCATTTTAAGTTCTAAAGCATGGTATAATATGTACTATGATAACATGGAACGCGTTCCAACTTTGAAAAGCGAATTGGCAGAAGTTATGAAAGAATATAAAGGACATGTAATTGCAACTTCTGCATGTATTGGTGGAGAACTTGGTCAGAATCTTTTGGACATTCGTTTGGCGGAAAAAGCAAATTTGTCAACAGAAGTAGAAGAAAACAATATTGATTGTTATATGCGATTCTGTATTGATACTTTTGGAGAAGATTTCTATATTGAGTGCGCGCCAGGTGAAAGTGCTGAGCAGATTTATGTAAATAAAAAATTATATGATCTTGCGAAAAAGTATAATGTGTTGATGATTCCTGGAACAGATAGTCATTATCTGAGTAAAGATTTGCGTTTTGCGCATAAAGCATATCTTAATTCAAAAGATGGTGAACGTGAAGTAGATAGTTTCTATGAATATTCATATCTTATGGATGAAGAAGAGTGCCGTGAACATTTGAGAGTGAGTGGTTTCTCAGATGAAATAATAACCTGGATGTTTGAAAATACTCAGATTATGCAGAATAGTATTGAAGATTATTCACTTGAACGTCCTCAGCAAATTCCTACTGTTGATATCAATCCGCCAGAAGCATATAATTGGTGGGGAGATAATAAAGCATTTAATAAAGATGGATGTTATGAACTTCTTGGTGAGTTGTTTATGTCATCTGAGCCGCAAGAACGTCAATGGATTAGTGACGTTTGGAATGCATTAAATCAAAAGATCGGTAAATGGAGCGATCATGAAGATTATGTGGCAAGAATTCAAACTGAAGCTGAAGTCATTAAATTTATTGGTGAGAGACTTGGTACTTGTTTGTTCGCTTACTTTAATACTTTTAAGCATTATATTGATTTATTCTGGGATTGTGGTTCCATTGTCGGTCCCGGGCGTGGCAGTGCTACTGGCTTTCTCAGCAATTATCTTTTGGGCATTACCCAGCTCGATCCAATGAAATGGAATCTTCCTTGGTGGAGATTCTTGAATAAAGAAAGAGCTGAATTGCCTGATATTGATATTGACTTGGCGCCAAGTGTTAGACCTGAGATTTTTGAAAAGATGCGCGAAGAGCGTGGTGAACTTGGAGTTGTTCAGGTTGTAACATTTGGTACAGAAGCAACTCGTAGTGCGATTCAGACTGCATGTCGTGGATATAGAAGTGAAGAATATCCAGATGGAATTGATACTGATGTAGCGAACTATATTACATCTTTGATTCCTCAACCTCGTGGTATTATTTATAGTTTTAACGATTGTATTCATGGTGATGAAGAAACTGGTAAACGTCCTGTTCAGCCGATGATAGCTGAATTGAATAAGTATCCAGGCTTAATGGATATTATCTTGAATATCGAAGGAATTGTAAAATCAAGAGGTATTCATGCATCTGGTACGATTTTGTATGATCCTGCAACATTAAATGAAACTGCGGCGATTATGCGTAGTAAAGAAGGAGATTTAACAACTTGTTATGATCTTCATATGTGTGAAGCCGCTGGTGATACAAAGTATGACTTTCTGTTAACAGAAGTTTGTGATAAAGTAATTCAATGTTATAAGTTGTTGAAAAATGCACATGAGATTGAAGATATAAGTTTAAAAGAATTTTATGATGAATATCTTCATCCTGAGCATATTGATACAACAGATAAGAGAATTTGGGATCATCTTGCAGCAGGTGATGTGTTGGATGTATTCCAGTTCAATAGTGGTGTTGGTCTTGCAATGGCAAAAGCCATTAAAGCGACGAATCCTCTGGAAATGACTGCGGCGAATGCAATGGTTCGTTTGATGTCAGAACCTGGAGTTGAAAGTCAGCAAGATAGATATATTCGTATTCGTGATGGTGGTTTAAAGCTCTTCGATGCAGAAATGCACAGAGCAAAATTGCCAGAGAAAATGATCGCGGCAATGCACAAATACTGTGATACTTATTATGGTTGTTGTGCGATTCAAGAGCAGATGATGCAGATTTTGATGGATCCTAACATTGCAGGATTTGCATTAAAGGATGCGAATGATGCTCGTAAAATTGTTGCAAAGAAACAAATGAAACGTATTCCTGAGTTAAGACAAAAGGTTTATGATTCAATCGGTAGAATTTACGCAAACAATGGAGATATTGCTGATTATATTTGGGAAGTTGCGGTTCGTCCACAGTTGGGATATGCGTTTAGTTTGAATCATAGTTTGCCTTATAGCTTCGTTGGTATTCAAACAATTATTTTGGCAACAAGATTTAATCCGGTATATTGGAATTCGGCATGTTTGATTGTTAACTGCGGCGCTGTTGATCCAGATGAAAAAGGTCAAACAGATTATGGCAAGATTGCAAAAGCAGTAAATGATATTAAGTGTCGTGGAATTAAAGTTGCGCCAATTAATATTAATATATCTGAATATGGATTTACACCGGATGCAGCAACAAATTCAATTATGTTTGGTATGAAAGGTTTGTTGAATGTTGGTGAGGATGTAATTGCATCAATCATTGAACATCGTCCATATAGTAGTTTTGAAGACTTTTGTAAGAAAGTTAGATTAACTCGTCAGCCAATGATTTCTTTGATTAAGTCTGGGGCATTTGATCAGTTTAAAGAGCGTAAAAAAATTATGGCTCAATATCTGTGGATGACCTGTGACAAGAAAAAGAAAATTACATTACAGAATTTAACTGGGTTAATCAAAAGAAATATGTTGCCGAGTGAATTAAGTAAACAAAGAAAAGTATTTGAATTCAATCGGTATTTGAAAGATAAATGTAGTCATGGTGATTATTATTTCTTAGATGATAGAGCAATGATGTTCTTAAATGCGAATTATCCTGATATTAAGCTTGATTATCTTGGACCGAATGCAAATTGGCAATATATGTTAAATGTAAAGCTCTGGGATAAAATTTATCAAGCTGAAATGGATGTTATTCGCTCTTGGATGAAAAATAATCAGGAAGAAGCTCTTTATCAACTGAATAAAGAAATTTTCTCAGATGATTGGAATAAATATGCAAAAGGTAACTATTCATCTTGGGAAATGGAAGTAATGTGTTTCTATGATCATGAGCATGAGCTTGCAAAAGCAAATCGAGTGAAATACGGAATCAGTAATTATTTTCAATTGCCAGAAGAGCCGATTGTTGAAAGTTTGTGGAGAGGACGTATTCCGATTTATAGACTGTCAAGAATTTGCGGCACAGTCGTTGCAAAGAATAAAATGAAGTCACAAATTAGTTTGTTGACTGTTGAAGGCGTTGTAACTGTTAAGTTTACAAAAGAATATTTTGCATTGTTTGATCGTCAGATTAGTCAGCGTGGTGCTGATGGTGTAAAGCATGTTGTTGAAAAGTCTTGGTTCAATCGTGGAAGTATGTTGATTATTACCGGAATACGGCGTGGTGATGAATTTGTCGCGAAAAAGTATTCAGCTACTCCTGGACATCAGATGTACAAGATTGATGAGATATTTGCTAACGGCAACTTAACACTGAGAGCGGAAAGGGCAACAGGTGAAGGCAGTGACGATGAAGGATAAAATTATGCGTTGGCGCAATTCGCGGCTTCATCGTCGCTGCGATCTGTGCCAGCATAGTTATACTAAATTAGTTGGTGTAGAATTAAGAACTTTGTGGTTGTGTGATGCAAAAGATAAATGTATCATTAATTGTTTGCGACCATTTTGTCCATTATATAAAGCTAAGGAATATGAAGAGATATGAAAGTAATAGTTTGTCTTGTTGGCAAGAGCGGGTCTGGTAAAGACACATTGGCGCAAAAACTAGCCAAATGCCCAGAGTGGCATAATGTTGTTTCTTGTACCACTAGACCCAAAAGAGAATATGAAGTTGAAGGCAAAGATTATTTCTTCGTTTCAGATGAAGAATTCGCGCGGAAGGTATTAAATGGAGATTTGCTTGAAGCTACCTATTTTAATACTTGGCATTATGGTACTTTAAAATCAACTTTACAAGATGGTATTAATGTTGGAGTTTGGAATCCTGAAGGCTATGACTGTTTGCGCGAAACAGTAAAATTTGATAAAGATATTAAGTTGCTTGCCTATTGGCTACAATGCGATGATAAAACTAGGTTATTGCGGCAACTTAATCGTGAAGCACATCCAGATGTACATGAGATTGTAAGGCGTTTTGGCACTGATGAAGAAGATTTTCAGTGGTTAGAAGATGATGATATCCCAATTCTTTGGAATGATACATGGGAAGATATGCAGAAAAATTATATTACCATTAAAGATGCGGCTTATCAGGTCTACGATGGTTAAGCAATCCACTTTAATCTTCATATATAATATACACCTATAAAGGGGGATTGTATACCTTGATTACAAAACGTGATGGACGTAAAGTTGAATTCGATGGGGACAAAATCCGCATTGCGATTGCTAAAGCATACTGGGATCCAGATTATGCACCTGAAAAGCCATATCCGCCATATGTGGAAGATATTGTTCAATACATCTCAGAAGAGAATGAGGCTTACGATATTTCAGTTGAAGAAATTCAAGATATGGTTGAAGAGTTTTTAATGAAATACGATCCAAAAACTGCTCGTCGCTATGTGCGCTATCGCTATAAGAAAGAAGTTATTCGTGAGCAAAAAGATGATTTCTTTATGAAGCTCAAGAGTAAAATCGAGGCAACAGACGTACAAAATCAAAATGCCAATGTGGATGAATATTCATTTGGCGGCCGTAAAGGTGAAGCTGATGCGGCAGTTATGAAAGAGTATGCACTCACTTATTGTATGAGTGACATGGCTCGTGAAAATCATGAAAACAATACAATTTACACTCATGATCTTGATGCATATGCAGTTGGTATGCATAATTGTTTAACTATTCCTTTTGATGATCTTCTTGCAAAAGGATTTAATGTGCGGCAAACAGATGTTCGCCCCGCGCGCAGTATTAATACAGCAATGCAGCTTATTGCTGTTATTTTCCAACTTCAGTCTTTACAGCAATTTGGTGGCGTAAGTGCTGGGCATTTAGACTGGACAATGGTTCCATATGTGCGTTTATCTTATTATAAACATTATAAAGATGGATTAAAGTATATCTGCGATTATACAGATGAAATGATTGCAGATGAAATTGAATTTCCAGATGCAAAAATAGTAAGTATTGATGATACTGAAATGTATTCAAATGCTCGCGCAGCAAAGTATGCAGATGATATGACTGAACGTGAATTAACTCAAGCTGTTGAAGGGTTATATCACAATCTTAATACATTACAGTCTCGTAGTGGTAATCAATTACCATTTACTTCAATTAATTATGGCACTTGCACTCTTAGTGAAGGTCGTATGGTAATTAGAGCTTTGCTTTTGGGCTCTATTAATGGTGTAGGTAAACTTCATCGTACACCTATTTTCCCATGCGGTATTTTCCAAATGATGAAAGGAGTCAATCGTGAACCAGGAGACACCAACTATGACCTCTATCGTCTTGCGCTTGAATCCACAGCACGCCGACTTTATCCAAACTATGCGAATTGTGACTGGTCAGGCAATGCTGGTTTCGATAGACAAGATCCTTGTACCTATTTTAGTACTATGGGATGCAGAACTGCCAACGGAGCAGATATTAACGCTGAACCTGGAACCAATCCACAACGTAAAGATGGACGGGGTAATCTCTGCCCGGTTACCATCATTCTCCCCACAATCGCAATGATGGCTAAGGAGGCC